AAAACCTAGAGCCGTGCGGATTTTTTGATGATGATGTATGGTGGAGGGGCATAGCAGACTTGGTTATCTTGAACGAAGAAGATAAGATAGCATGGGCTATAGACTATAAGACAAGTAAGAACACTAGATATGCAGACAGAGGCCAATTAGAGTTGATGGCTATGGCAGTGTTTAAACACTTCCCCAATATTGAGACAGTTCGTGGGGGTTTAGTTTTTGTAGTATGCGATGAGTTAGTTAAAGAAGAGTACGAACATACTGTAGCATCGAGTCTTTGGAGTAAGTGGCTTACCGATTACAGTCGTATGGAGAAGGCTTACGAAAACAACGTATGGAATGCTAATCAGAGTGGGTTATGTAGACGCCACTGTATAGTAACAGAATGTGTATATAACGGGAGAAACTAAATGCCGTACAAAAATAAAGCAGATCGAAAGAAACAAAAGAACCCCCCTGTAGGTAGTGCCGAGCATGAGCGCAGAATGGAGAGACAACGTGCCCGACGTGCTATGGACAAAAAAGGTAAAGATGCTAACAAGAACGGCAAAGCAGACAAGCGTGAAGGCAAAGATGTAGCGCACAAGAAAGCGTTGAGCCGAGGTGGTAGCAACAAAGATGGTGTTACGGTACAGAGCCGTAAGAAAAATCGTTCCGAAGGTGGGGCGATAAGTAAAGGTTAGAATATAGTGTGTGTGGTGGACGCTTACCTTGATGCGTCGTAAAACAAAATACGTAGTCCCCTATCTGTGGACGGAACTTAGCAATACGTATAAAATCAGGGTAGTCCGAACTCATAATAGCAGACCTAGCCCTATCTGTGGACGAAGCAGGGCTACTAAAAACGTCATAATAATTAAGCAAACGATATAATATATCGGTTAGTATGGCGGTGACATTTTTGTTTGTGCATGTAGCAAAGCCCCGACATGACTGGGCTGTACGGTTATTTGGATCATTCTCCTACCCATTAATAAACATAATAATTAATATGTAGGTGTTATCACCTTAACGTGTTAACAGGTAACTAACTTTTTCGCGTGACGTGGACACCCACTTCATGCTGTTTCGCAACGGAGGAACAAATGCGTCCTATATATGAAAATGAGTATGACCGTAGTAACGAGGGATATATAAAAAACTATATAGAATCAAAAAGTGAGTTTACCTATGAGAAGTCCGAACCATTCTCCTCTATAGACGGCTTACTATTCCAAGCTGGTGAGCATGTGGGTAACGTAGAAATCAAGACTAGGACTAACGCAAGCGATAAGTACCCCACTTATATGATAAGTGCTACGAAGGTTGGAAGCATATTACGTATGAGTAAAGAGAATAAAGTCATACCCCTGTTAATTGTGCGTTTTACGGATGGAGTATTTGTAGTAGTTCTGGAAGACAAGTATGAAAAACGTATAGGGGGTAGACACGATAGAAACGATAGCCATGACACCGAAACATGTATGTATATACCAATGACGGAGTTCGTACAGATATGAAGATAGTAGATAATAGGGCGTTACTGTTACGGCTACGAAACCCTAGCCAAGTAACTACGATCATACCTAAGAGTAAAGAGTTAGCAGATAACCAAGTGCTAGTTAACTGGGGTATAGAAGAAGCCCATGTACTACGTAACCTAAACATAAAAGCGCCTTCTCCCATAGACGGTAAGTATGCATGGACAGGACAATACGCCCCCTTTGACCACCAGAAAGTTACTTCTTCTTTTTTAACCCTCAACAGAAAGTCGTTTTGTTTTAATGAGCAGGGTACAGGAAAGACCGCCTCTGCTATATGGGCATCAGACTACTTATTAAATACTGGCAGTATAAACAGAGTGTTAGTTATCTGCCCACTATCTATTATGGATTCTGCGTGGAGAGATGATTTGTTTAGGTTCGCCATGCACAGGACAGTTGATGTAGCGTATGGGGCGGCAGAGAAACGTAGGAAGATCATAAACAACGGCGCTGACTACGTGATAATAAATTATGACGGACTAGCTATCGTCGAAGAAACAATTGCTAACGGAGGCTTTGACTTAATAATTGTAGATGAAGCCACGCACTACAAGAATCCTCAAACTGCTAGATGGAAAACTCTTAACAGGATAATCAACCCTGACACTTGGTTGTGGATGATGACAGGTACTCCTGCGGCACAAAGTCCCCTTGATGCATATGGACTAGCTAAACTAGTTAACCCAACTAGCGTGCCTAGATTCTTTGGTTCTTTCCGCGATAAGGTCATGCGAAAGGTTACTAACTTCAAATGGGTACCCCAAGAAACTGCTACAGAGACGGTATACAACGTGTTACAACCTGCTATACGTTTCACAAAAGATGAATGTCTTGACCTACCACCTATGGTGTACGTTAAGCGCGAGGTGGAGTTAACACGTCAGCAGAAGAAGTATTATAAAGAACTTAAAGACCGCATGGTTATGCAAGCATCGGGTGAACAAATAACTGCGGCAAACGCGGCTGTAAACATGAACAAGCTACTGCAAATATCTAGTGGTGCAGTGTACACAGATAACGGTGGGTCTTTAGAGTTTGATATTAAGCATAGGTATAAAGTATTACGCGAAGTAATAGATGAGTCTAGTAAGAAAGTATTAGTGTTCGTACCGTTTAAGCACACCATAGACATACTTACTAATAAGCTACGTGAAGACAAGATATCTACGGAAGTAATACGTGGTGATGTAAGCGCACCCAACCGCACTAGGATATTCAAACAATTCCAAGAGCAAGATGATCCAAAGGTGTTGGTAATACAACCTCAGTCAGCGGCACATGGTGTTACGTTAACAGCCGCTAACACTGTAGTGTGGTGGGGGCCGACAAGTTCGTTAGAAACCTACGCGCAAGCTAACGCTCGTGTGCATAGATCGGGACAAGACCATAAATGTACCATTGTTCAGTTACAAGGTTCTAACGTAGAAAAGCGCGTTTATACGCTGTTAGACAGTAGAATAGACGTACACACACGGATGATCGATCTTTACAAAGAAATACTTGACTAGCCCACCAATACCCACTAAAGTGTCTATCTCGTCAACGATTGGAGGAAATATGAGTACTAATTTAACCCCCCAAAGACTTACCGAGACTTACTTAAAGATTAAGGCGAAGAGAGCGGAACTGTCGGCAGAGTTTAAAGATAAGGACTCTGAACTTGCGGATAACCTTGAGATAGTAAAGAGAGCGTTACTCAAGTACTGCGAGGATGAAGGTGTAGAAAGTGTGAAGACATCGGCAGGGATGTTTTATAGGTCAGTAAAGACTAGGTACTGGACTAGTGATTGGGAGTCTATGTACAAATTTGTTATGGAGAACGAAGTACCAGAGTTCTTTGACAAGCGCCTTAACCAAGGTAATGTTCGGCAGTTTTTAGAAGATAACCCTGACCTTGTACCTAGAGGTCTTAACGTAGATTCAGAATACGCAGTCGCGGTAAGGAAAAAATAATGAAAAAGAATGAAAAATTTGTGCCTATGGAAGAGCTAGCAGAGCATTTCTCTGTGTCGGTATCAACCATACGAAGTTGGATACGTAAGGGGCACATACCACCTCATGCCTTTGTAAAAGCTGGCCCCACATACAGGTTTAAAATTTCGGATGTTACTGACGCGTTAAGGGTTAGAAAGCCTGTAAAGACTGTAGGTTTTGGCGTCCAAAAAGAAGCTGAAGAGAAGGTGTCTAGCTACTTACCAGATAAAGTCGAACCTACTAGTATAGAAGAGTTATTCGACGAGGATATGTAGCGTGCGCCGAATTAGTTTGCACGGTAGTAAGTTTTCTGTTGTGGATAATTTAGAAACCGCTATTATAGGAAACCCCCATAAGGATATTATAATAGTTAACGCGGCTCCGGTATCACGCTCATATTTTGAGAATGCATACGACCCTAACAGGTCATCAGCGCCTACGTGTTGGTCACCGGATACGACTAGACCTTCTGAAGATGTAGCACAAGAGAATAAGCAAGCGACTCGTTGTATGGATTGCCCACAGAACATACGTGGGTCAGGCGGTAACCGAGGACGCGCTTGTAGGTTTGCCCAACGCCTAGCTGTAGTGTTTGAAGAGCAGTTAGATAGGGTGTACCAATTACAGTTACCTGCCACGTCTATATACGGTAGAGGTAACAACGGACACATGCCTATGCAAGACTATGTTAAATTTTTGTCTGGTAGAGGTTCTGTAGCAACTCGCATAGTAACGCGAGTATATTTTGATGAGAGAAGTTCGATCCCTAAACTTTATTTTAAGCCGATACGATCACTAACCGAAGATGAGATACATAAGGTTTCAGAGTTAAAGAACCACCCCGACACACTCAAGGCAATAAGTTTGGATGTGTATGCGGAACCTAAGTCTCCATTTTCAAGCGTAGAAGGTTTTGAATTAAACGCAACCAGTAAAGGAAATTAGTATGAGTTATATTATTGAAAACGTAGAAATACTTTACCCACGAATTAACCAACCGTATAAGTTTGACCAAGCGGCAGGTGAAAACGGTAAGAGTGTACCTTGTGACCCATTTGATGAAGGCGCTAAATACGAGACTAAGTTCCGTATGGATAAAGACCAAGCCAAGGCTCTCTATGGGCAGATGGACGCCGCTTACCAAAAGGCTAAAGAGAAAGGTTGGCCTGAGAAGATTGACTTTCCGTTCGAGAAGCAAGAGGATAGTTCTTTTGTAGGTAAGGCAGTACTCAAAGCCGCATACGGGAAGGACGCTACTAATCCTCCGAAGCAGTTCGATGCTAAGAGTAAAGAGTTACCAGAAGACTTTAAGCTAACCACAGGCAGTACCGCTAATGTCGCGGTTACTTTCTACCCTTACAATATGCGTGATGCAGGTGTATCTGTTCGCTTACGTGCTGTACAGGTTATCAAGTACCTACCTATGGAAGCCGCCTCACCGTTCGGTGTTGTAGCAGATGGATTTGAGATGGATAGCGATAACCCATTTGAAACCGTTACTGCTAACGTAGCTTCAGCACAAGTTAACGCTGACCAAAAACCTGCTGTAGTATCTGATGACTTGTTTGGAGATGATACCGCAGAAGAAGTACCTGTAGAACAACCAAAGAAAACCGCTAAGAAGAAGTCCGTAGCACCAAAACAAGAAGACAAAGACTTAGCATCCATCGTTGATAATTGGGACGGTTGAAACCTAACCCCCCTAACTTAAATAATCAGTAGCTAGGATAATTTTCCGAAAAGGGTGCGTCTGCACCCCTGCTACCTTACCTCTCGGATGCGGATATGAATACTAAATCATTTTTGCAAAGAGCTTTAGCTAACAGCGGTACCTACTGTATTTGGGCGCATAATAAAAAAACTGAGCGCATACACCAGAAGTTTTATCCAACTGTAGATCAGTTAATAGATAAGGCGGACGAACTAAATACAGAGGGCTATGATTGCTACTTCGCTCTTGCAACATTTAAAGAACCTACCTCACGGAAGGTTACGAACGTACACAAGCTACAATCTTTCTATTTTGATATAGACTGTGGAGATGTTAAGGACAAGGAAGACAAGGGGTATCTTACACAAGAAGACGCCATAGTAGCCCTACAAGACTTCTGCAAAACTCTTAGTTTACCTACCCCTGTGTTAGTTAATTCTGGTAGAGGTGTACACGTATACTGGAACTTGTCCGAGCCTATAATATATGATGATTGGTTCCCTGTGGCTACTAGGCTAAAGGCTCTTACCAAGACGCATGGATTAGTTTGCGATCATTCTGTTACCTCCGATGCGGCTAGGATACTACGTATACCTTCTACGCATAACCACAAGACTACTCCCCCTACGGAAGTAGGATACTTCGGTAACACTAACCAGAGTTTAGTTAACTTCGATGCTTTCTCTGAACTGCTTGGATATGATTCGATACCAGTTCCCGAACGTATGGTTGAAGAGTTTAGCGCCGTGGTGCAAGGGCTATACAATAACAGGGAAAATTACTTTACTGACATTATCGCTAAAACTGGTAAGGGTGAAGGCTGTGCTCAGATAGCACATGTACTAAAGAACCCTAACGAGGTTAGTGAGCCTCTATGGTTTGATGCTGTGTCTATTATTAAACACTGCGTGGATGGTGGTAGGAAAGGCGCACATAAAATATCAAAAGGTTATGAGGGTTACGATCCTGATGAAACTGATAGTAAGTATGACACAACTAAACATGTTCACAGGTGCGAGACATTTAACGACAACAGACCCGATGTGTGTACAGAATGTAAGCACTGGGGGAAGATTGGTTCTCCTATAGTACTAGGGCAACGCATAAAAGAAGCGGATGAAGAAGATAATGTAGTGTCACTGGAAACGGACTCAGGGGGTAGCGAGGTGT